CCTACGAGCAGATCAGTGCGCTGGAGAAACAGGGGCGCACCACCGAGGCTGCCAACGTGGCGCAGAACGCCTATGCCGATGCGCTGGCGTCGCGCACCAAGGAAATGCAGGGCAACCTCGGGCTCATCGAGCGCGGCTGGAACGCGATCAAGGATGCCGCAAAGAGCGCCGGCGATGCCATGCTGGATGTGGGTCGCAAGGAAACCCTTGCCGAACAGATCGCCGCCACCAGAGCGGCCCTTGCCAATGCCAAGGCGCATGCCGGCGACTTCTCTCAGCCGTCCAGCCTTGTCGGACAACTGTCGGCAAAACTCGCCGGGCTGGAGGCGGATGCACGGCGTCAGCAAACCGATGCCAACCGGGATGCCGAGCGCGAGGAGGCCCGCAAGCGCGATCTGGCACTGCGTGTCGAAAACGACAAGTGGGCTGCCGCCAACAAGACCCGCGCCCAGAGGCGTCAGGAGGATTTGGCGGAGCAAAAGAAATACCTCGATGCCGGCCTCATCAACCTCGCCGAGTATCAGCGCCGAGAGGCGGTGATACTGGACAAGTACAAGGACCCCAAGCCCCGGAAGTCCCGCTCCACGGCCTACGGCTCGCAGGAAGACCGCGAGCTAGCGCAGATCCGCGCCCAGATCGACAACGAGAAGCTGGCTTCCAGGGCTCTTGCCGAGCATGGCGCTGAGGCAGGCAAACTCACTCCGGGCGAGAAGCTGCTCAACAAGCTGATGCAAGAGCGCTCTGTCGCTGTAACAGATGCGGCGCGTGCCCATGTCGGCGCCAAGATCGCGCTGGCGGAAGAGCTGGTGGAGCTGGAAAAGGCCAATACTGCACAGCGAAAAATGATCGATTCGGCCCACGATCTGGCCGAAGCCATCGACCGCCAGCGCCAGGCCGAGGTCGAACAGGCCATCAGCCTGCGGCAGCAGTACGAAACCCCGCTCGAACGCCTGCAGCGCGAGCACGGCGTCAACGTGCGCGACATCACCGGCAACACCCAGCTGACCGAAGAAGAGCGGCAGAGACTATTGGGTCGTGAAAATCGGCGCAATCAGCAGGGTCTTGACCAGCTGCAGGACGGCGTCCGCTCCGACCTTGGCATGCTGTCCGATTCCGACCAGATCGTCCGGGCGCACCAGGAGATGCAGCGCCGTATCTCTGAAGCGTGGGCGGAGGGATCGCAAGAGCGCGTGCAGGCGGAGGTGGCGGCGCAGCGCAGGCTGCAGCAGGACATGACGACCCTGGAGCGACAGAAGGTCAACATGGTGCTGGGCATGTCGGGTCAGGTGTTCGACGGTTTGGCGCAGATGGCTGAGCAGGCCGGTGGGCGGCAATCTGCCGCCTACAAGGTCATGTTTGCGATGAGCAAGGCTGCCGCAATCGCCCAGGCTATCGTCAACACCGAAGAGGCCGCGACGAAGGCCATGACCATGGGGCCGATTCTCGGTATCCCTGCGGCCTCGATGATCCGCGGCTTGGGTTATGCCTCGGTCGGCATCATGGCGGCGCAGGCGATTCAGGGCATGGCCCACGACGGTATCGACAACATTCCGCGCGAGGGCACCTGGCTGCTGGATCGCGGCGAGCGTGTCGTCGACAGCCGCACCAACGAGGACCTGAAGCGCTACCTGGCGCGGCAAAACGAGGGCTCGCAGGGTGGCGGCGCCAAACTGAACGTGGTCATCAACAACAACGCGGGCGTGCAGGTAGATGTGCAGCAAGGGGCGGACAAAGACGGTGCCGCACAGCTGATTATTACCATGGAGCGCGTGGCGGATTCGGTCTACAGCCGCCGCCAAGCCGCCGATTTGAGGCCGGGAGGTGTTCTCAGTGGCTGAGACGTTTGATTTTCCCTTCGAGCTGGGCGCCGGCGGCGACGAAGCGCCGCGCACGCGCCAGGTCAGCTTCGGCGACGGCTACCAGCAGAGCATCGAGGACGGCATCAATACGCTGCAGGTATCGTGGGGCATCACGATCAGCGGCGATCACGCCCGGATCATTGCCGCGCGCGATTTCCTACGTCGACATGCCGGTGTGAGATGGTTCTGGTGGCGGCCGCCGCTGGAGCAGTCCCCAATCAAGGTCAAGTGCAAGCGCTGGAGGCCGGTGCATACCAGCACCACTTCCGCCTCACTCGCGCTGACACTCGAGCGCGTTTACAACCCCGGAGCCTGACCATGGCCATCATCGACGCTGAAATCCAGCTGCTCACGCCTGACGCCCAGGTGGAGCTGTACGAAATCCGCCCGCCGGCCAGCATTGCGCTGGCGCCGCTGCGCTTCACCGCAAGCGGCAATGGCCAGGCGCTGACGTTTCAGGGCATCACCTATCAGCCGTGGGCGATCAAGGCGAGCGGGTTCGAGTCCAGCAGCAAGGGCTCGGCGCCGCGGCCAACCTTGTCGGTCAGCAATATCGCTACCACCGACGCCGGCCAGACCGTGTGTGGCATCTTCACCGCGCTGGTGATGCAGTACCAGGGGCTGGTCGGTTGGACGGTGATCCGCCGGCTGACCTTTGCCAAGTTCCTGCAGGGCGGTGTGCTGGCCAACGCGCCGGAGATGCATCCGGAGGAAATCTGGTTGATCAACCGTCGCGCTGGAGACAACGGCGAGGTGATCGAGTTCGAGCTGCGTTCCGCGCTGGACATGGCGGGCCGGCGCGCCCCGGGCGTGTTGGCGACCCGCTATTGTCCGGCGCACGTCATCTACCGTGGCCCCGACTGCGGCTATATGGGCACGGCGATGTTCGACAGCAACGACCGGCCAACCAGCGACCCGCTGAAAGACGTCTGCAGTAAGCGGCTGACAGGGTGCCAATGCCGAAACAATTCCGAGCATTTCGCCGGGTTCCCCGGCATGCGTCGTTATAGCTGACCCCATCATTTCACCGTGCAAGCCCCGCCTCGTGCGGGGCTTCGTCGTTTCTGGAGCATTCCATGCGTGCCACCCCTTCACAGATCGGCCAGCTGCTGGCGCTGGCCGAGGCCTCGCCGCATGCCGAGGTATGCGGCGTGGTGCTGGATTCCGGCAGGCTCTGGCCGTGCCGCAACATCGCTGCGAAGCCCGCCGACCAGTTCGAGCTGGACCCGGTGGATTACGCCGCAGCCGAGCGGCTGGGGCGTGTTGCCGGTATCTGGCACAGCCACCCTTCCGGCGGCGCCGAGCCGTCGATGATCGATCGCGCCATGTGCGAGCGCACCCGGCTGCCCTGGCACATCGTCAGCGCGCCCGACGGCGATTACCGCCTGATCGAGCCCTGCGGCTGGCTGGCGCCGTACACCGGCCGGCCGTACTGCTACGGCCTGTTCGACTGCTGGGAAATCATCCGCGACTGGCAGCGCCGTGAGCGCGGCGTGGAGCTGTGGCGCAAGCCGGGCACCGCCGATGGCTGGTGGGCGACACACGATTGGTCGGAGGAGTGCATCGCGGCGGCCGGCCTGGTGCCGGTGGCTGGCGAGCTACAGCCTGGTGACATCCTGTTTATGTGGTGCGATCCGGCGTCCGTCGGCCCCGACCATGCGGCCGTGTACGTCGGCAACGGCCGCATCCTGCACCAACTGCGCAACCGCCCCTCCGACTACTCCATCTACGGCGGCCACTGGCAGCGCGTCACCACTCATCGACTGAGGCTCCAGCCATGACGTCCATCCGAACCATCCGCCTCGGCGGTGCGCTGGCCGAGCAGTTCGGCGCCGAGCATCGCCTGGCCGTCGACCACGTCGGTGAAGCCGTGGTGGCGCTGAATGCGCTCTATCCCGGGTTCAACGGTGCCATCCGCGCCCTGGACGAACAGGGCATGGTGTTTCGCGTCACGGTGGCCGATCGCGATGTTTCTGAGGATGAGCTGACGCTGGTCTCAGTCGGCGACATCCTGATCATGCCGGTGATCGCCGGTGCCAACAGCGTGGTGCAAACGGTAGTCGGGGCCGTGCTGATCGCAGTTGGCGTCTACACCGGTCAGGGCTGGCTTGTCGCGGCGGGTATTGGTATGGCGCTGGGCGGCGTGGTTGGCATGATGACGCCTATCCCGACCATAGATGCTGGCAGCGCCGACACCGGCAACAGCAAGTCATCGTACCTGTTCGGCGGTTCGCAAAACACGGGTGCGCAGGGCGTGCCGGTGCCTGTGGGCTGTGGTGAGCGGCGCTACAGCGGCATCGTCATCAGTGCCGGTATTAGCGTAGAGGATATGTAAATGGGTGATCGTATCTTTGGTGCCAAGGGCGGCAGCCAGCAGCAGTCGTCGCGTACGCCGGTAGAGTCGCCGGACAGCCTGCAGTCGATCGCTACCGCGCGCGTGCTGATGCTGATGGGTTTGGGTCAGTTTGCCGGCCCGGATGGCGATCTGCTGCAGTCGATCTACTTGGATGGCGTGCCGCTCAAGAGTGCTGATGGCACCTTGAACTTTGAGCGGGTCACCGCCGAATGGCGCGCCGGCACCCAGAATCAGGACCGCATCGAGGGTTTCAGCGAGATCGAGACCGAGTACGGCGTCGGCGTTGAGGTCAAAGCCACGGCGCCGGCCACTCGCCAGATTGACGACCTGGACGCCGATGCGGTCCGCGTCACGGTGTCTGTGCCGGCGTTGGTGGAGGCGAATGCCAGCAATGGCGACACCAACCCGACATCGGTGCAGATGGGTATCGACCTGAAGCCCGCCATCGGCAGCTGGCAGCAGATCAAGACCGTCCACATCAACGGCAAGACCCGCAGCAAGTACCAGCGCTCGGTGCGTATCCCGCTGACCGGAGCCGGGCCGTGGCAGCTGCGCGTGCGGCGCATCACCGCCGACAGCGGCACGCAGAACCTGCAGAACGCTACCGCATGGGACAGCTACACCGTTATCAACGATGCGCCGCTGCGTTACCCAAACTACGCGCTGCTTGCGCTGCGTTTCGATGCCAAGGCGTTTTCGTCGTTTCCCAAAATTGAAGTGCGTTGGAAGCTCGCCATCCTGCAGGTGCCGAGCAACTACGATCCGGCAACGCGCTCGTACAGCGGGCCGTGGGATGGCACGTTCAAGCCGGCATGGTCGGATAACCCGGCCTGGTGGCTTTGGACCTACGCCACCGACCCGCGCTACAACGTCAACATCCCGCCCGGCGCGTGGAAATGGGACCTGTATCGCATCGCACAGTGGTGCGATCAGCTTGTCAACGACGGTCAGGGCGGCACCCGTCCGCGCTTCACCTGCAACTTCATCCAATCCGAAAGCGTGGACGCCTGGAAAGTGCTGCAGGACATCGCTTCGGTGTTCTGTGGGCGCGTGATCCCCTTTGCCGGTGGCGTGCGGGTAACGGCCGACATCCCCGGCGACGTGCCGGCTAAGCATTTCATGCCGGCAAACGTCAAAGACGGTCGCTTCAACTACAGCAGCACCGAGCTGGCCGACCGCCATACTGTTGCCGTGGTGTCGTTCATCGACCCGGACGACGGCGACAAGCGTGCCACCGAGTACGTCGAGCATGCCGAGGGGCTGACGGTCTACGGTTACCAGCCGGTCGAGGTGGCGGCCGTGGGCTGCACGGCACGTGCCCAGGCGCAGCAACTCGGGCGCTACATCCTGGAGACGGCACAGAGCGAAACCGAAATGGTGTCGTTCGGCACTGGCACATACGGCATGGACCTTGCCGTGGGCGAGCTATTCCATGTGTCTCATCCGCCAGTGGCGGGCGGCCGTTTCGGCGGGCGCCTGCTGTCGGTGGACGGTGTCGACGTCACGCTCGACGCGCCCGTCACCCTGGCGGCTGGCGTCAGCTATAGCCTGGAAGTGCCGATGCCGGACGGCACGTTGGTGCGTCGTGGCGTGACCAATGGCGTGGGTAGCACCGCCGCCATCGTGTTGGCCGCGCCGTTCCCGTCGCAGCCGGTCGAGGGCACTACCTGGTTGCTGGTAGCCACCAACGTGGAGCCGACACTGTGGCGCTGCGTGCGCAACGCCGAGGCGAAAGACAACCCCAGCGAGCGCGAAATCAGCGGCGTGCAGCACGATCCGAATAAGTGGCAGCGCATCGAGCAAGGCATCCGCATCGATCCGCCGCCGGTGTCGCTGCTGCCCGATCCGGGTCGCATCGATGCCGTGTCGGTGGTCGCCGTGCGTGAGGTGTCCTACCTGCGTCCGGACGGCTCGCGCGCTGTACGGCTCGATGTCGACTGGCCGGCGCTGTCACACCCCTATCTGCGCGGCTACGTGGTCGGCATCCGCCAGTCCGGTGGCGACTGGCGCGAGCTGCCAGAGCAAGCGGCGAACCATGCCGAGGTGCCGGACATCGCGCCGGGCAACTGGCAGGTGCGCGTCGCAGCGGTGTCGGTCACCGGGCTGCGCAGTATCCAGACCGTGTCGGACATTGCTGCCGAGGGCCACGCGGCTCCGCCGCCGGCGCCGGGTTTTACCGCAACCGGCGGTGCCATGCGGGTGGATTTCACTATCGCCTGGCCGTCGCCTGACTGTGTGCGTGCCGAGCTGTACGGCAGTGGCAATGCCGGCGACCCGAACCCGTACAAGCTTGCGGACATTGCTTATCCATCCAGTACCTGGTCGCAGATCGGGCTGATGTCTGGCGTCAAGCTGTATTACTGGCTGCGCGTTGTCGACAGCTGGGGCAACGCATCAGCGTTCGCCGCTGCTAGCGCGACAACGGAGCGTGACCCGTCGGTGCTGCTTGATCAGCTCAAAAACGCCGTCGGCCTGGGCGAACTTGCTGCCGATCTGGCGCAGCCGATTGCCAGCATCGACACCATTATCCCGGCCGCACTGCACGACAATGCGCTGGCGTCATTGCAGCTGTCGCTCTCTGACTACGATCTAACGCAGCGCATGCAGTGGCAGGAGGAGGTAACCAACGCCACCGTCGGTGTTGATCCTGTCAACGGCAAAATCCAGCTGCTGGCCACCGCCAACGTCACAACCGACGTCGAGCAGCGGCTGTCGCAAGTTGAAGTCGTTGCCGATGCACAGAAAGCTGCGCTCAACAGCACGGTTGCAACGCTTGCGACGGTGCAAGGCGATCTGAGTAGTACACAGAGCCAGGTCAGCCAGCTGGCCGGGCAGGTCACGACAAAGGCCAGCCAAGTTTACGTCGACGATGCTGTGGCGGATGCCACTGGGCAAATCACCGTCACGGCCGCCAACGCCTATAGCGCGCTGGCGGATCAGGCGATCCGCGAGGCGCTGGATTCGTTCGAAGCTGCCGGTAAGCAGCGTGACCTGCAGGCGAGTGTCGCGGCGGCGCAGCAGGACATCAAGACCCATGCCGACGCCATCGCTGCGGAAACGGCGGCGCGTACCGCGCTGGTCGCCAGTGTGGCGGCCAATGCGGCAGCCATCGTTGACGAGAAGAAGGCACGTGTTGATGCCGACACGGCGGAAGCGACTGCGCGGCAGCAATTGGCGGCGCGCGTTACGACGGTGGAGGGTGGTGTTGTCAGCAACGCCGCTGCTATCGAGGCCGAGTCCAGTGCCCGGGCTGATGGTGATGCGGCCGAAGCGGAGGCGCGCCAACTGCTGGCTGCGCGAGTTGATGCCGCTGAAGATGGCGTCGCCCGAAATGCGGCAGACATCGCCAGTGAGGCAAAGGCTCGGGCGGATGACATGGGGGCCGCTGCTGGCCGCATGGATTCCATCGTGGCGGTCGCTGGTGCTTCCAGCAAGAGCCTGGCCGAGCATGCGCTGCGCGAGGCGCTGGATCAGTTCGACTCAGCAGGCAAGCAGCGTGATCTGCAAGTAAGCGTGGCTACCGCATTGTCGTCGGTTGACGCGGCGGCGGTGGCATTGCGTGCAGAAGTGGCATCGCGAGCGCAGCTGGTTGCCACGGTTGCCGGCGTGCAGGCTGCGGTTGTTGAAGAGCGGTCAGCGCGATCGAGCGCCGATGAGGCCGAGGCGAAGGCGCGGCAGCAGCTTGAGGCGAGAGTGTCAACTGCGGAGCAAGGTGTCGCTAGCAACACGGCGGGCCTTGTGGATGAGCGTACCGCTAGGGTCGATGGTGACTCTGCCAATGCCCGCGCACTCGAACAGGTAGAGGCGAGGGTTTCAACTGCAGAGCAGGGTGTGGCCAACAATGCGGCGGCTTTGCTTGAGGAGCGTACCGCCCGCGCCGATGGTGATTCGGCCAACGCTACGGCGCTTCAGCAGGTGCGTGCCCGGCTCGATACCGGCGACTACGCGGCGGTCAAGGAGCAGGCGAGCGCGACGGCGTCGAAGGTGGGCGGCATCGAGGCCAAGTACGTGCTGATGGTCGATGCAAACGGGCACACGGCCGCCATGGAGCTTGGGTCGGCTGACGGCCGGTCGCATGTCGTGTTTCTGGCCGATGACTTCTTGATCGCACAGCCAGATGGCTCTGGCCCGCCGAAACAGGCGTTCATCGTCGGCACGGTCAATGGCATCACGACCGTCGGCATCGATGGCGCGCTGCTGGTCGACGGCTCAGTGGTTGCGCGGCATATCGCGGCCAAGTCGTTGACCGTCGATCAGATCGATACCCGAGGGCTCGACATTCGCGATGCTGACGGCAATGTGGTGTTTAGTGCCGGCAAGAACTTGTCGGTATCGCGCATTACTGGTCTCGGCGGCCTGGCAAGCAAGGACGTGGTCGGTGCTGCCGACGTGTCGGTCTCATCGCTGTCTGCGATCGTTGCGTACCTGGGCGAGATCGTCGGCGGCAAGGTGCGCAACACCGA